TCGAGATCCAGAGGTGTAAAATCCATTCCCTCCATCATACGGAAATCCCTCCTGAAAGAATCTGGTCAACGTAATGCTGGAGCCGCTCCTGAAGCTTTTGTCTTTCGAATCGCTCGATGTTAGGCCAGACCTGCCCCTGTTGGTGGATCATTTGCGGAGCCGCTAGACCGACCATTGCACGTAGCGGGTACCGCGGCGCGCCGGCCGATCCCCGAGTTAAAACGCCTTGGTGAAAGACATGGCGGAGATGCATCGCGTGAGATTTCAACTCCGAGATGTCTTCTCCTCCGCCATGAGGGCCCGAGGTTACGGAGTGTGGAAACATGGAAAGTTTCGCCTTCTGCCCCGTCGATTGCATGAGCCCGTACATGCCGGCGACTCTGGGAGTCCCGAGGGAAGATAAAACCCAGGAATACGGAATGTTGTATCTTTCGCGCGCCGCTCTGGCAGCCTGTGTCCTGACCGCCTTGAGCGTGTCTTGAATAGCATGCGCGACCGCAAAGGGGACCGCGCCAGGGATCGATCCGAGCTTCTCGGTGACCTCATCGAGATTCTCGATTCGATAGGAGAGATCGATCATGCTCATACCGTCAAAATCATCAGGGTCAACGTCCAGATATAATCCCTGAGCCTTGCCGTTACAATTTTGTATTTTGTACCGTCAACGACCAGGTATTCGTTGGATCGCAGATAGGCCCGAGCTGGGACGTCTTTCTCCCGAAAGAGCAACATTTTCTGGTTCTGTGAGAGGACCGGGCCCCAGGTCTGGGAATGAGTGTGAAAGTAGGCGGAAGCGTCTTTCACCCAGAGACAGTCAATCGGCGTGTTTACCCCGTTACTGAATACCAGATTATGGACTGTTCCGTCCACGGAGAGAGCATCACCGAATGCATCCAGAAAGTTGTCTTCGACCTCACTCATGAAAGGGGCGCGCATTGGAGAACACGTGCCCCCCGGTAGCGCTCTCCAATCACGCGCGGAAAGTAGCTACGGCTTGCACAAACCGTCGTTCGTTGAGTAGCAGAATGACGGCCAGTAACGGGCATCGATGTCGGTCATGAGGTTAATCACAACACGAATCTGGAACGTATCTGCAAGAGTGTAAGGATCGGTCACGACGTCGATACCCGCCCATTGTGCGATAACCAAATCAGACCATTTTCCGAAGATAACTCTATCGTCCGAAATCTGGTTGGTTGCTAGGGCCCGATAACCATTAACTTTGCCCTCAGGACCTTGTGCTCCGCCAGCCTGCGGAATAGTTCCATCCTCCCAAATAAATTGCATGAAGGTTGGGGAAGCTATCCGATTGTCTGTTTTGGCTAGGGTCTTCCAGCAACTCTTCACCGCAGGAGATGTTACATAGCCACAGGAGCTATTATCCAGGTCGATATTGTTCTTTTCAATTGACCCCTCGAATGCAACCACGTCCACCCATGTTGGGCACCCACTCGGAGAAAATGTTACGGACGGAGAAGTCTTTGTGTAGGCCGAAGGATAAACCGTGTCGGCGGCAACGTTGAACGCGCCAACGGGCATGTTGGAAAGTCCAGTCCCATACAAAGCCGCGTTATCATTAGCAATCGCAATCACTTGTAGAAGATCTTGATTTACGACTGTGTTGACATCCAACACCGCTTGCGCAAGCAACCACTTGGAAAAGGCAGTACTAGCAGACAACCTCTGAGGCTGGAAAATGACCTGATCGAAGGTCTGCCCGGACCTAGTGATACTAGCATTTTCCGCGTTCCATTGTGCCGTCGCAGCGGAGGTCATCCGAGGCATCGCAAAATTCCCGGTAAGACCAGTCATGATCGTGCAACCCATCCTACCGGTTACCATTTTTACACGAAGATAGGGGATCAACGTGCTATCAACTATCAAAGGAACTAACGCGCCACCTGTCGCAGGTCCGCCAGTTGCGGATAGGTCGCCGGCTCGTACGGCGCTGGAAGGCATCAAGGAGAACTCAGGAATGTACATGCCCGAAGGCGCGCGGCCCGCAACCTTGGTAATCTCATCGGACATTTCACGCTCGAAACCGGTCAAGTGTTCATGGCCTTCAAGGATGGCCTTGGCGAGGCTATAGCTCTTCCGCTCTTTTGGCGTGGTACCGACAAAAGGATCCGCGGCCCTGACAACAGGCGCCTGATTGACCTTCTCGGCGAGGACGTATGCGTTGAAGTCTGCCAGACTCTTTCCGTCCCGAATAAAATCTTCCGCTTCTTTGCTCGCGGCGAATCGAGCGCCCACGGCAGTAATCTCGCGGATCCGTTCGAGTTCTTTGGCCCGGATTTGTTCTGGCGTTTCCGATATTACCTTGACCTGTTCGCTCATATCTTTTTCTTCCTCAATAACTACGCCTGGAGAATTTGTTACTCCTTCGCCCTCAAACCATCCTTCTCCTGGGGTGCCTAAATCAAACTCCAACTCCCGTTTGTCACTAATGTCGATGCCAAACCGTTTGCATGCGGCGCGAATTTTTGCCTTAACCGCGGCGAGCTTAGCCGAACTATATTTTGCCGCGTTCTTGGGCATGTTAATATAGGACCACGCAGCCTTCGCATGTGCCTTGGTATCAATGGGATACGAATTATTTGCTGGGTCGGCGTAGGTAACGTTTCCGTATTTTGACCGTGGATTCTTTTTCTTGGTCGTGGTATCCGCTCTGGTGTCTAGAGCCTCGGCAAACTCCGGGGCGTCAAAGTCCAATCCCTCATCAGGCGGGACTGCGTCCGCTTCCTCAATAACCTCAACAGGAAATGTTTGCTCGGGGCTTTCGTCGCGCCCAACACCCACACTCGGATCTGCAGGAACGCCGACACTGGACAGCTCGTATGGCTGCCACTTTGTGACCGTCATCAGGTCTTTGCCGTCGCGCTCCCCGGTCTTTTGCATCTGCAAGACCCGATACCCGAAACTGACCTCCGTCCTGACCCCATCGGCAATGTCGTTGAGTAGCTCAGTCCCCAGCGCATTACGGCTCATCTTGACGACTGCATGGCCGCGCTCCCCATCAATCGAATACTCCATCACCTTGCCGGCAATCCTCTTCCAGTCATGGTTGTCAAGGAAGGGAACCGATCGGTTTTTGAGCCGAGTTGTATCAATGGCACTCTCATCATGGGAGAGGCGCTCGAAGTAAACCTTTCCCTCCACAAGCCGCGGGATTGGCTCCGTGGAGGAAAAGGTCATTCTCACCGTCCTCTTCTCCAGGTCGACCGGAGATTCGGAATCAAGGGTCAGTGCCCGCTGAAGAATAGGAAGGTCCATTTGTCCTTTAACTACGTACGTGAGCCGTTGGACTTAGGTGTCCCGTTCACTTTGGTTACCCGGTTGACGGGCGCGACTTCCTCCTCTGCCGGCGCCTGAAGTTGTTGCTCCTTGGCAACCTGCTCAGACATGGCTGGGGTCATGGCCGGATTCTCAACCGAGGCTTGGACCTCAGGATGTTTCGAGAAATCATTTACGAACGTTATTTGGCGACGTTGCAATTCCTTCCGTTCGGCCTCGACCTCATCAAGGAACTCGTCATAATCGATTCCCAACTCAGCCAATTCCCGACGCCTGGTAGTCAAACCCCCGTCGATATTAGCCAGGGCGCTCATAGACTCCTTCTCCGGGTCGACATGAGGATACCCTCTTGGCTGCCAGGTAACAGAACTTTTAATGGTTTCAACCTGACTGAAGGGCACGTCAATGGTCCCAGCGAGAACGGCACACTCGATCCAGGCTTCGAACACTCTCTGGTGAAGTTGTTCAAAGAGGAACCTCTGCAGACAACGCCAATTCTGGTTCTCAGTCTCCTTCTCGGCCCTCGAGCTTGAGTAGTTGATCGATTCCCAATCGTTCCCCACGCTCGTGTACTGCGCGCCCAACCCTCCGCAAATAGACCGTAACAGGTTCTTTCGGAAGTTGGGATATATGTTGTCGGGAGCCCCTGGGTTAAATGGTACGAACTTGTATCCCGGAGGGAGCTCACATATCAATCCGGGCGTGATCTCCTCGATGATCGAACCGTCTGGCCTTTGACCCTGACCTGTATAACGTGGAGCGGTTGGGTCCCGCTCGTAGAAGCCCATTTTAGCAGCCGAATTCCTAGCACTAACTACGGCGGCTTCTTCGTATTTCTGGAGCATTCGCAAGTCTAACATACTGCTAGCATAGGTAGTTATACCTCTAACAGCTGTAATTCGGTTACCATCGGGAAACCAGAGATGAATAATATCTTCGGCTGGCACCCTCACCTGGGGCCCGAATGCTTGATTAGCAAACAAATCGGCCTGTGGATAGGACCAACACCAATAGGCCACCGGCTTGCCCAATGGGTTAGTCTCAACACCAGTTGTTATCCTATTATTAGTGCCGGTATTGGTGGTGTTGTTCCACAAATTAACAACGTCGACTTCCATCATTTGGACCGCAAATCTCCACTTGTTGTTATATCCTCGATGTAACCTCAGGAAGATCCCTCCATCAGTCAGGAGGCGCGCCAGACACATCTCATCGGCCGTCTGCCCGCTCCACTGTTCCGTGACCTCATAAAAGCCGCGACGACGAAAGGCGTTCCATTCGGTCTTGATCTGCTTGTTGAGAGTCTTATTTAGCCGGTTGCCTTTTAACAACATCACCTGGGGCTGTAATTTAATCCCGGTGTGTCCGAGCACATTGTTGCGAGCATCTCTCTGAAAGGCCTTGATGTGATTGGAATTCCTCTCCAGATCTCTGGCCAGGTAAGTTAGACGCCTCCAGGCGTTGAGAGTCTCGAAACTCCCCGATGTAGAGGTCGCGAGCCAATCGGCCGTATAGGGTCTCGGGACAGATGCGTCATATCCTCGGGTCACTAAGAACGGATCGAGAGTCTCCCGCAGCCACTTGTCTTCCGGGCCCCACAATGGCTGTCCGTGAGTAATTCCAGGAGGGCCGGCGAATGGATCGCGAGCAACCAACTTTAACTCTGGAGTAGGTGCAGGCTGAGTAAATAAAGAGCGAACGCTATCAATCCAAGACATATCATTCTAATTCTTCCACCAATCGGCCGGGTCTTTAGGTTCGGGCTCTGGTTGGGGAGGCGCGTTCTGGATTACAACCTTCGGGAGCCCGGCCGCAGGTACATGAAAGATATAGGCGACCTCATCGTCAGGGAACGAACCAACCCTCATGGAGAACTTCGGCAACCGGTTAAAACCATTGGCGTCCAAGGTAATTGCCCAATGCGGGGTCATTAATACATAACGGGTCTCTTGAGTGAAATGGAAGACAAAGCCGTCATTAGCCCCGATCGGGCCCACGTTCTTAAGAAAATCAGACAAGGTGAATTTATAAAGGTCTTTCAGCCTTGCCAGGTTTTCCGGGTTATCATAAGGGCTACTCATCCTAATACTCCATGAAGGTTGAGACGCACATCCCCTGGTGAGTGCTCCCGCTCGCCGCGGCCTCTTCGGCTGCCACCTGGCTAGCAATGGTCTGCCTAACCGCGAATAGCTTGTCGATCTCCCAAAATTTGTATAACTGTCCGCCAAACTGAACTTCCTTGGTTTTCTGTCCGAGCAACTTTATAATCTGTTCGTCCAGAGCGGCCAGCATCCGCTGCAGAGGGGTTTGAGTCTGCGGGACATCGGCAGTCGCTACATCGG